AAGTGTTGCTAAGGCTAAAAACGTAAGTATGGATCCAAGGCAAGCGTTTTCAAACGATAACACAAGCGGCCCTAAAGTAAGAGTGCTTAACGATGATACTTCTCCAACTTTTAAGTTTAAAATTAAAAATAAATAACAAATTTAAAATTACAAAATTATGGCAATTACAGGAGGTAGTAATTTAAATAGCACGCCTGCTACTACAAAGCAGACTTTTGCTACAAATTACTTAGACTTTACGGGTACTGCAAACTCGTGGGGACAACAATACCTGCCAGACTTGATGGAAAAAGAAGCTGAGGTTTTCGGACCTAGAACAATTTCTGGTTTCCTTTCTCAAGTTGGTGCAGAAGAGGCTATGACGTCTGATCAAGTCGTATGGTCTGAACAATCAAGACTACATTTATCATATACTGGTAACATGTCTGGAGAAAACGTTTTTACAATTACAAAGAACATAGATGGTTTGGCAATATCAGGACAAACGCACGGTGTTAGAATTAATGATACTGTTATAATAGCAAATGCTAACGGTGTTTTTAAAGCTATCGTTGTTGCTGTTTCTGGAGCTGCTTGTACAGTTCGTTCTTATAACGCTGGAGCAATAGCTGCGCTTACGACTGCTAACGCATCTACGTTGTTAGTTTATGGTTCTGAATATGGAAAAGGTACTGCTTACTATACTAGTACTGGTGCTACTCCATCTAGTGTAACTACAGAAAGACACCAAGCTAACGAGCCTCAGTTTGAAACTTTTACTAACAAACCAATTATTATGAAAGACTTTTACGAAGTATCAGGATCTGATGCATCTAGAATTGGTTGGGTTGAAGTATCTGCTGAAAACGGGCAATCAGGTTACTTATGGTATCTAAAAGCTGAAGCTGATACAAGAGCTAGATTTACTGACTACATTGAAATGGCAATGCTAGAAAGTGAAGTTGCATCTGACTCTGCTCACAATATTGGTGGTGGTGGATCTGGTGCTGCTAACGACGTTGATGATTATTTACGTACTGATACTGATGTTGTAGGTACTGAAGGTTTATTTGCTGCTATTGAAGACAGAGGTAACGTAACTACTGGTGTAACTGGTGTTAACGCTTCTACTGATTTAGCTGAGTTTGATGCAATTTTAGCTGAATTTGATAAGCAAGGTGCTATTGAAGAGTACATGATGTTTGTTAACAGATCTACTAGCTTAGCTATTGATGACATGTTAGCTTCAATGAACTCTTACGGTGCTGGTGGTACTTCTTACGGAGTATTCAACAACTCTGAAGATATGGCATTAAATTTAGGTTTCACTGGTTTCAGAAGAGGTTCTTATGACTTCTACAAGTCTGACTTCAGATACTTAAATGACTTAGCTACTAGAGGTGGTATTAACGCTGCTAGTTCTGCTAACGCTCTTAGAGGAGTTATGATTCCTGCTGGTACTTCTTCAGTTTATGATCAAACTGTTGGACAAAGCATGAAAAGACCTTTCTTACACGTAAGATATAGAGCTTCACAAACTGATGACCGAAGATTAAAAACTTGGGTTACTGGTTCTGTTGGTGCTGCTACGTCTGCTTTAGATGCGATGCATTTACACTTCTTAACTGAGAGATGTTTAATTACTCAAGGTGCTAACAACTTCATGTTAATGAAATAAGCACTTATTATTTTAAGGATCGAGGCTTCGGCCTCGACCCTTTCTTTTTATTAATTTTATTATATATTATATTATGGCAAAAAAACAAAAAACAAAAGAGGTAGAGGTACCTGTTGTTGAAACACCGGTTGTTGAAACACAAAAACCTAAAAAAGTTGAACCTGCAAAACCAAAGTGGGAGGTAAAAGATAGAGTTTATAACTTAACATCAAGAAGTAAACCTATATCTTACATGCTAAAAAGTTCTGGTATTTATTGGTTTGATGAAGAAAAAGGTTACGAAAGAGAACTAAAATATTGTGAAAATCAAAGAACACCGTTTGTTGATGAAATGCAAGGTGATCAAAGACTAGCTCATGTTATATTTAGAAATGGAAGTTTATACGTAGAAAAAGAAAAAACAGTTTTACAAAAGTTTTTATCATTATATCATCCGCATAGAGATAAAATATATACAGAGTATAAACCTGCTGAAGAAGCCGCTAATGAAATAGAAATATTAGAATTAGAAGCAGATGCAATATTAATGGCTAGAGAACTTGATATTGATATGGCAGAGGCTATTATGCGTGTAGAAAAAGGTTCTAACGTGTCTAAGATGAGTTCTAAAGAACTTAAAAGAGATTTACTAGTATTTGCTCGTAACAATCCAGCTTTATTCTTAGAATTAGCTGCTGATGACAACGTTCAACTTAGAAACTTTGGTATTAAAGCTGTAGAGCTTGGTATTATTAAGTTATCACAAGATCAAAGAAATTTTTTATGGGGATCAAATGATAGACCTATAATGACAGTTCCTTTTGACGAGCATCCATATACTGCTTTAGCGCATTGGTTTAAAACTGATGAAGGTATGGAAATATATTCAAATATAGAAAAAAGATTAAATTAATCAAACTGTAGGAGCGGTCGCTCTACGGGGCGATCGCAAACTACAATAAAAAAATATGGTAAATATAGACAATGTATATCAAAAAGTATTAGCGATAGCTAATAAAGAGCAAAGAGGTTATATAACTCCACAAGAGTTTAACTTATTTGCTAACCAAGCTCAAATGGATATATTTGAGCAATATTTTTATGATATAAACCAGTTTAATAGAATACCGGGCAATCACACTGAGTATTCTGATATGTTAACTTTACTAGAAGAAAAAATAAGTATATTTAAAAGTCAAGTTGCTTTAAATTACAACGGTACTGTTTTTCAAAATCCTCAACAACAAAATTTATATAGACTAGGTACTGTTTTGTATAGAGGTATAGAATTACAAAGAGTTGATTATTCAGAGCTTTTACAAATAAGCAAATCACCTTTAGTTAAACCTACCGAATCACAGCCTGTTTTTTACGAAAGAGCAGATGGTTTAATTGTAAAACCAAATACCATAATAAATAAAGTTATATGTACATTTATTAAAAAACCTGCTAAAGTTTCTTGGGGATATAGCGTTATTGGTGAAACAGCTTTGTACGACGCTACAAAAGCGCAAAACTTTGAGCTTCATATTTCAGAAGAAAATAACTTAGTTTTAAAAATACTAGCTTTAGCTGGTATTGCTATAAAAGATCCTATTATATATCAAGCTGCAAACGCAGAAGATCAAAAAAATATTCAACAACAAAAATCATAATAAATGGCATTAATAGATAAAACAGCAAGAGAATATTACGAAGGTATTGATGGCGTTCAAAATAGTGGTGTTAATAACTACGGAGAATATCAATTTATTTCTTTAGATACTATAATAAATCAGTTTTTAATTTCTTATGTTGGTGAAAATAAAATAATAAGTAAAGCAAAAAAAACAGATGTTTCTTTTCACGCGCAAAGAGCACTTCAAGAATTAAGTTTTGATACTTTAAAATCTATTAAATCTTTTGAAATGGAAGTACCGCCTTCGTTAAAAATACCATTACCACAAGATTATGTTCATTACACAAAATTATCTTGGGTTGATAGCGCTGGTATAAAACACCCTATATATCCTATTTCAAAAACTTCTAATCCTATAGCTTACCAACAAAACACGGATGGTAGCTTTAAATTTGAAACAAACAGTTATATTAGAACAACAGCAGGTGGTGGTAATGAGTATGTTGTTACAAAAACAAAGGTAGATCCATTGACTGGTGAGTTAATGCAAAAATCAACAACAATTACTACAGGTGTAATTCCAGCTTCTAATCAATATGAACAATACGGCATAACTCAAAGTGGCGTGCAAACATCAAAAGAAGGGTCTGGTGATGTAAAGTCTGATAATTTATTACCTAAGTTTGCAAAAGAAACTAGAATTAATGTTACTAATGCTAGCGGTTATCAAAATAAAGAAATTTCATACGGACCTGGTAGTGGTATGCAAATGAATTTTTTTACTGCAAATCACGATATAGAAGTTGGTATGACTATTTTTGGTCCTGGTATTCCACCAAATACCACTGTAAAAACTGTTGGTAGCTCTAATAGTGATAATTATCCGGGCATGGGTATAACAATGACAAACCCTGTTCATGAGCAATGGCTTTTAGACGGACAACCTGGAACAATTAATGATCCAGAAGCTACAATAACTATAGAAGGAGCCACTAGCACTATTTACGGCGCGCCTACTAATAATGGTTATCCATTTGACACTCAAATACTAGGTGAAGAAATTATATTTGTAGATTTAAATCTAGAGTCTAGTACGTGGTCAAATTACAAATCGCACACGTCAACAACTACAATCGATGATTACGAAGATGACACAAAGTGGGTTGCTAGAGGACAAAGATACGGTATTGATCCTCAATACGCACAAAGCAATGGTTCTTATTATATAGATACTAATGCCGGATTAATACACTTTAGTTCTTTTATTTCTGGTAAAACTATAATCATAGATTATTTAAGTGATAGTTTAGGTACTGATGAAGAAATGAAAGTTCACAAGTTTGCTGAAGAAGCAATGTATAAGTGCATAGCATATGCTATGATGTCTACAAGAGCTAATATTCCAGAGTATTTAGTTCGTAGATTTCAAAAAGATAAATTTGCAGCTGTAAGAAAAGCAAAACTAAGATTATCAAATTTAAAAACAGAAGAATTAACTCAAATACTTAGAGGCAAATCTAAGCACATAAAACACTAATATATGCCTGAGATTAAACATGTTTTCAATCAAGGTAAAATGAACAAAGACCTTGATGAAAGACTAGTAGAAAATGGTCAATATAGAGACGCGATGAATATACAAGTGTCGACTTCAGAAGGCTCTGACGTTGGTGCTGTTCAAAATATATTAGGTAATTTAAATTTATTTGAAAATAACAAATTAGCACCTAGTGCAAAATGTGTTGGCGCTATTGCTGATGAAAAAAATAATTGTTTTTACTGGTTTGTTTATCATGACACAAAAAATTTAATATTAAAGTATGACAATGGTGTTAAGTTTGTTTTTGTAGATATACATGGTATTTTAAAATTTACTGAAGAATTAATAACTGGTATAAATATAGTTAATGATTTTTTATTTTGGACAGATAACAATTCAGAACCTAAAAAAATAAACACTATTCTTTGTGAAGAAGGCACTGATCAATCAGGATTTTACCATACAAATTTAGTTGTACCAAAAAAATTTATTACAAAAAGCAATTGTATAAAAATACAAGAAGAACATATAACTGTTATTAAAAAATCACCTAAAACTAAACTTGTATTAGATCCGGTTTTTGAAAAAAATATAAAATCTAAAACTGAGTTTAATTTTTCATCAATAAATGTCGGTGATATTGTACAAATTACTTTTTTTGATTTTCCTGTTTTTATTTCAGGTTATAAAATTAACGATATACTTACTATTACAAATACTAGCGGTGATCAAGCTGCTAGAGTTAAAGTAACAGAAGTAGTACTTGCTTCAAATGGTGATTATAAAGTTGAAATATTATCAATAGTACCTGAAAATATAACAAGCGGTAAATTTTCATATGATGTTGAAAAAGAAGATGCAAGTGATTTGTTTAAAAGAAAGTTTATAAGATTTGGTTATAGGTATAAGTATGAAGATGGTGAGTATTCTAGCTTTTCACCTTTTACTGATGTTGTTTTTAAACCAGATCTTTTTGAATATTCAGCTAAAGACGCTTACAACAAAGCAATGGAAAACAATTTAATTTCTTTAAAATTAAGAAATTTTGTTACTGCGGAAATGCCTGAAGACGTTGTGCAAATTGATATTCTTTATAAAGAATCAAATTCACCTATAGTTTATATTGTTGATAAATTAAAATATCAAGATCCAACACAAGTAACAACTGGTGGTATTGAGAAAAATTATATAAATGCTAATTTATATGAAATTACTTCAGATCTTATATTTACCGTTGTTAGTTCTAATCAATTATTAAGAGCTTGGGACAATGTGCCTAGAAAAGCAAAAGCACAAGAAATTACCGGCAATAGATTAGTTTATGGTAATTATGTTCAAAACTACGATGTGATTAAAAAACCTATTTTACAAGCTGGTTTTGTAAATAGATTTAATAATGACATAACTTTTATAAACAACTATTTAGATAATCAAACTGAAATTATCACACCAGCACAACAAGCTGTCTTACCTTTGTACGGTCAAAAATCTTTAAAATCAATAAGAAACTATCAATTAGGAGTGACTTATTTAGATAAATATAACAGAGAAACTCCTATATTTACAAGCTCTGAATCTATATTTAAAATTCCTAAAAAATATGCTGACAATGAATTAAAAATTACTGGTCAAGTTAGAACTTTAGCACCTGACTGGGCAGAGTCTTTTAAAGTATATATTAAAGAAACATCTACAGAGTATTATAATTTAGCCATGAGTAGAGTTTACAATGCTGAAGATGGTAATGTTTGGCTTGCTTTTCCTTCTGCTGAAAGAAATAAAGTAGATGAAGAAACTTTTTTAATATTAAAAAAATCTATAGGCAATAACAGTTTAGTTGAAGAAGAAGCTAAATACAAAGTGTTAGCAATAGAAAACGAAGCACCTGAATATATAACTGAAGAAACTATTTCAATAGCAGAAATAAGTTGTGGTGGTTCAACTAGTTCTACAAATGTTTTTGGTATATATAGCCCTGTTGTTAACTCAAGAGAATTTAGAATAGTAGAAGGTGCTTGGCAAAATACTACTGCAGAGCCTTTAAATGAAATTACAGAAGATTTAGTGTTTTATTTCAAAAACACGTTAACTAACGAGCACACAAAAACTTATGAAATTAAATCTGTTTCTTTAGATAATTCATATTATAAAATAACTTTAGATAAAGTTTTTGAAACTCAAGACGCTGAATTAATTTATCCTAATTACCCAACAACAACAAGCGGTGGTGTTTTAGATTTAGACACTAACTTGCAAATAATTATTTCTAAAAAACAAAGTATTACTGAAAGCTCTCAGTTTAAGGGTATGTTTTTTGTAAAAATTAATAGAGATGCTGTGGTTGAAGAAAATGTTTTAATTAATCAAAATTTTAATGATTACGAAATATTTAACAGCATGCCAACTCATTATTTTGCTGACAATTACGCAATGCCAGGTTTTACTGGCGGAAACACGTCAACAGTATTAAATTTATCAATTACTAATTGGCCACAACTTCTTGATTATGGTGGAGAAGCAAACACTCTATTTCCGGAAGATCATCAATTTACAGATGAGCAGATTGGTGGGTTTTTTATTGACAAAGCCTGGCACGCTGGTATTCAACCAGGTGGTGGTACTAGTAATGCAAACATTAATTCTAGTTCTCACGTATGGGGAAGTGCTCGTAATTTAATACAAGCTTGGAGAGACGAAACTTTTGTTGCAATAGGTAGTCCTTCTTCTCAACTTAATCCTAGTATGAACGTATTTCCAACTGCGTTGCAGTGGGAAAATTCTTTTTCTTCTGTTTTTGAAAAATTTAAATTTTACAATTTTGTTCATAATTGGTTTTCAAACACAAGAAAAGATCTTAACAATCAACCTGGAACAATTGTAAACGTAGCAGTGCCTAGTGTTGTTCAAAATGTAACATGGTATAATCCTGATACTGGCCAACAAGACTCTCTTCCAGCAAGTATCGATTATGCTCGTAATCCAGCTTTTGGTAAAGGGATATATACAGGTCAAAATGGCGGTCATTTTGTAGAAGTTTCTTTTTCAGGTATTTCACCTGACACTAACAACGGATCATCTTTAGGCGGAACAAATGGCAATCAATTGCAATACGGTAGTTTTAATAACACTAGTGCTTTTGATATTAGAGTAAATCAAATTACTCAAGAAGAATACGCGCAAAACTACAGCACAACAAATGACAAGTTG